ATGTATGAACTAAAAGAAAATCCGTATCCGATGCAACCTAGGGAACGCTTAGAATTTTTAGGAGAAGAGTGCTTGTCTGATGTTGAGCTGTTAGCGATATTATTGCGAACAGGGACAAAAAAATACTCATCATTAAATTTGGCCTTGGAAATTCTTCAACATTTTGAAACTTTGGATAATTTGCGCAAAGCTTCGATTAATGAACTCAGAGAAATTTCAGGCATTGGACTGGCAAAATCCATTGAAATTCGAGCAATGATTGAATTTGGAAAAAGGATACAAACCACTAATAGAAAACGTTACGGTCAAGTTTTGAGTTCCAGAGAATATGGCTTGAGTCTTGCTTTTGAAATGCAAAATTTTGAGCAAGAGCATCTTGTGGCGACTTATTTAGATGGTCAAAATCGAATTATTGAAAAAAAGACAATTTTTATAGGGGCGGTTAATCAGGCAACTGCAAGCCCTAGAGAGATTCTTTATCTGCAATAAAAAATCTCTCAGTAGGACTGTTAGTTGCACATAATCATCCCTCAGGAAATTTAAAACCAAGTCAAGCTGATAAAATATTTACTACCAAAATAAAAAAATCTTGCGAGGATGTGGGGATCAATTTTATTGATCATATTATTGTAGGGGCTGGTAATTATTTTAGCTTTCGGGAAGAAGAGATCAGAAAATGAAGGATTATATAACAAACAATCACTTCTCAACTATAAAGCAAAGAAAAAGAACAGTCAATAAAAACTGTTCTTTTATTTTGTACTAATTTAGTTTTCTTGAGCTCCCATGAAAAACTACATAGTAAATGATAGATGTGCTTTAGATAATGGCTTTATTCTTGATTTTTAATGATTTGTTGTATTTTTGTTGTAAGAAAATTATAACTCCAGTAGCAGCTCAATTATTTTATCCTTATCTTTATTTTCTAGCTCTTTTATAATATGGATATAGGTTTGCTGTGTGATAGCCACACTTGCGTGTCCTAAGCGTTTTGAAACAGTCATGATATCAACTCCATGATAGAGGAGAACAGAAGCATGAGTATGCCTTAAACCGTGTACAGTAAGCGGAGTAGAAATCTTTAGTTTTTTTAATGCATGTTCTAATGTATTTTGCAAAGCTGAGAGAGTTATTATTTTTCTATAAGGATGATAACAAACGAAGTCATGTATCGGTTTTATACCCAAACTTTCAAATAATGTTTTTTGCTGTTCTCTAAAATCTTTTAGCAATTGCATACTTTCATCATCTATAACAATATCTCTTATTCCAGCATCTGTTTTGGGCTTTTTGAAACCACCTACTTTATTTCTGTAATTCCAAGTTCTGTGGCACTTAATGACATTATTATCAAACTTAATGTCATCCCATACTAATCCAAAAGCTTCACTGGCTCTCATTCCAGTAATTGAAATTATAAACAGCATAGTGGGAGATGAATAGTTTGGATTAAGCCTATTTCTGAAATAATCAACTAATTGCTTGTATTCATCAAAATTTACAAACTTGTCTTGCTCGGCTTTATCATTTCCATTACCTTTAACTACTGCACGAGTGGTAAAATCTTTTTGCAGTCGTCCCTCTTCAATGAGTGGTTGAATAGATGCTCTAACTCTAGTATGAAATCCTTTTGTAGATGCTTTGGCGTGTGTTTCAGCAAATTTATTTAGCACTCTTTGATAAGAAGATGCTGTTATTTCAGAAATTAAGACATTTGGCATATAGGTTTTTAAATATTTTAACGTTTGCTCATAACCTTTATAAGTCATTTCATCAATTGCATTTTTCTTGTAAAGTTCCATCCAGTCTTTAAAATATTCGGAAATTTCTTGCTTAATGGGGTCAACAATAAATCCTTTTTTTAGTTTGCTTTCAATATCCATTGCTTCAGCTTGTGCATCGGACTTTGTAGAAAAACCACCCTTTGTTAGACGAGGAAGTCCTTGTTTTGTTCTTGATATTGAATACTGCCAAGTTTTACCACGTTTTTGATATGTAGCCATATTTGATTTTTACTCCATTTCTATGATAAAATGAGTACAGTAAAAAGCTTGTTAAAGCCTTTATACTATTTTATAGTTTAAATCCGCCTATCGTTGCCAAACTTGGGCGGTTTTTTTATTATTTAAATGTTTTCTGGAGTAAACCAATCAACTACTTCGCCGACGATGTTCCAGTATTCACCATCTTCAGGAGGAACTGGCAAGAAACAATCACGATACTTCTCGTTAATAGAATGAAGAACAAGTTCGTTTTCAACAATGCTAACTTCTTTAACCCAAGAAGTCCCATCATAATCTACTACATATATTCCACCTTGAGGAGTATCATAGTTTTGTCTAATTAGAATGACATCGCCGTCGTGTAAAGTAGGTTCCATTGAATCTCCAACAACAACTGTAGCAAAGTCAAAACGAGGTAAATTATTTCTTGAAGTATAGTAAGTAGTCTTTTCGTTTTCTCCATAATTAAACCCAAAACCAGCTGAAACTTTTTCTACAGTCTCAATAGGAATAAGCTTATTTTTTTCCGTTGTTTTATTAATATCTAATACATTATCTTTTTGTTCGTCAAGTTGATTACTTGCAAAATTTAAAACTTTTTTTTGACGCTTTGAATTAAGTAAATCAAAAATATCATTTAATTCTTTTTTTATAGGGTCTGTTTTATTTTCTGAATCTCCTATCCCTAAAATATCAAGCGGGGAAATTCCAAGAGCTTTAGAAAGAGAAACAATCTTATCTCTACCCATATTTTCGATCATACCGTTCTCCCATTTTCTAACGGTTGATTTACCAACGCCTACAATTTCACCAACTTGTTCAAGAGTTAATTTCTTTTCTAGCCGTTTTTCTTTTAATATGTTTTCCATTGTTCAAAAATCTCCTTTTTTACATTATAACACTAAAGTGTCGTAAAGTGCACAAAAAAAGAAAGCAAAACATAAAAATATTTATTTTAATAAAAAAGTGTATTTTAGGACACAAATTCTTGACATGATATTTTTATAATGATATACTAAAAGTGTCTTAAGGGACACAAAGAAAAGAAAGGCGGTGAACAATGAAATCAAATCAATTTCTTGGACGTTTAAAATCAATGGGTAAAAATGTTGATTGGCTAGAAAACCAAATGACTAAGAACGGAGAACAAGTTTCTCGTTCCGCGATTTATAAAAAGCTTCGTGGAGAGTCTGAGTTTACAGCTCAACAAATAAAAGTTATCAGCAAAGTAATGAATTTTACAAATGATGAAATGCTTGATATTTTTTTTGAAGAATTAGTGTCTTAAAAGACACCGATAAAAGAAAGGGTTTAAAAATGAACGAATTACAAATTACAGAATTAAATGGTCAACGAGTTTTGACTACACAACAAATCGCTGATGGTTACGGAACAAAAAAACGGACTATCGTTGATAATTTCGGAAATAATAAATCACGATTTAAAGAAGGTAAGCATTTCTTTTTATTAGACGGAGAAGAACTGAAAAAATTCAAAGACAACAACGAAAATTTCGGTGTAGTCGGAAATCGAGCGCCTAAACTTTACCTCTGGACAGAAAAAGGAGCATTGCTTCATGCGAAATCTTTAGGAACTGATGAGGCTTGGGACATGTATGATATTTTAGTCGATACTTATTTCAAAGTTCAAGAAGAAAAACAATTACCGCTCACATTAGACCAACAAATTGCAGCTATCGCAACAGGTTACGGAAGTGTGAAAGAAGAGCTTGTAGAAGTCAAAGATAGAGTATCAGACCTTGAAGAAAATGCACCGCTTAGTGCTGGCGAGTATAACTATATTGGTAGTCGCATTAACCAACGTGTTGCGGAAGTAGCTAGAGGATATGGAAAAATCACTCGAGAACAGCGCGGCAAGTTGTTTAAAGATATCAATCAAGGAGTCAAGGTAGTTACAGGAGTATCTACACGAACTCAATTAAGAACAAAGCATTTTGATACAGTTGTTGATTTCACTAATAACTGGGAGCCTTCCACAGCTACGAAAATGCAACTCAGACAAATGAGTTTCGATTTTGAAGCTTAGAAAGGAAAACACATGGAACAAACACTTGAAGTACAAGCGACTATTTCAGTTTTAATTCCAGAAGATAAGATTCTTGTAGATAAAGTTGAATATCAAGAGCTTAAAGAAAAAGATTTTGATGGCTGGGTTGGTATGGATGTTTTTACAGAAAAATCAAACCGTAGTATTCCAACAGTTTCCAAAGTTTTAAGAAAACCTGATTTAAGAAAAAGAATATCAGTTGAAAACGGAGGTTGGGTATATTACCCAAATGGTAAAGGAGATAACTGGTCGTTTAGGTTTAAAGAAATGATGGATTTTATAAACAAAGAATTTTATCAAAAGTTTTCAGGAGGAAGTAAATAAAATGTTCGGATTTAAAACAGAAGAAGAAAAATTTAAACTTGCGGATTATGATCGCATTAAAAGAGAGTTGGAATCAACTCAACAAAGTCTTGTTAATTGTGAAAAAAGCCTTCAAGATTGGATTGAATTTTCCAATGATTTGCAAGAAGAAAATCGTGAGTTGTTTGCAGAAAATATGCAACATCACAAGAATGATATTGCTCGTCAGAAAATGGCAAACAAAAATTATAATGCAAAATAAAAAAGCCCGCACGGGAATGCGGACTAAGACGTGGTGTGTCTACAAAATTTTATATCTAGATTATATCACGTTTCAACAAAAATAAGAAATGGAGAACATTAAATGACAGCACCAGTAGTTTTTGAGGGAGGAATTTTACAAAATGATGAATTGTTTTCTTTCCTTAAAGAAGTAAAAAGTAAAGTTCCGGATATCGTAAACAGCAAAGATGATAAAACTTTTTTAATTAATTATAAAAAGGAAATATCAGCAACTATTAATGAAATTGATTTGTCTGAAAAGAAGCAGATTGATGAAATGATTCAAATCTTTAGAGATAGAAATCCAAGAGTTTGGGAAGCGAGGTCAGAATTAGCGGGTATCGTTAAAAAAATTACTCAACTCAATAGTGATTATGATGAACGCAGACGGAAAGCAGGATTTGAAGCAGTTGACTTAGCAGTAAATGAAGCCAATGTAGTTTATGGTCTTTCAGGAACTAGATTTGTTTTAACAACAGGCAGATTTACAAGTGTTGATGCACTAACTACAAAAGGAGATTTAAAGAAATCTATCCAGGACAAAATAGATAGTGCAGGTTTGCAAGCACAGGCTAATTTGGAACAAGAACGACTTTTAGAAGCAGCTCGAATTGCTGAACGAGACAAGCAACAAGAGCTTGCTAAAAAAGAACAAGAGCTACGCCAACGTGAGCAGGACTTAGCTCGCCAGGAAGCCAACGATACACAAGCTATTCAAAAAGAGTTGGAACAAGAGCGTAATAGGGCAAACGCAAAATCTCAAGCCGTTGATAATATCCAAAAATCACAGGCTGAAAAAACTCAAGAAGTTCTAACCCGACTAACAAAACTTGAAAACTTAATTGATCCAAGCACAGAATATACTGGAGAATCTGTTTTAAAGCTTATCAAAAAAATTAAAGGACTATTAAAATGACAAATGAAATTCAAGTGACAAATGCAGAACAGTACCAAAAAGCAGCATTAAATACTTTAAAGCGTCAGATTACCATGGGAGTTAATATTCCTAAAAATTTCGATGCGGAAGGGGCGCTAGGGTACACAGCTTTAGCAATAGTCAACAGTGGGTTTACAGTCTCAAAAGAAGTAATTGTTGACACATTGATAAAAGTAGCAAGCAAAGGTCTTGACCCTCGAAAAGACCAACTCTATGTTATTCCTAATAAAAAAGGGCAAGTGATGCTTATGGAATCATACTTCGGTTACGAAAAGCTTGCTTACGACATTCCAGAAATTGAAAGAGGTAGCATTTTCGCTGAAGTTGTTCGCCAAGGAGAGACGGTTTCTTTTAAAGGACGAACATTGGAACACGAAAAATCTTTTGAAGCTATTGATAACGACATTATTGGAGCTTATGCGAAAGTGAAAATTGGGGATGAGGAAATTGCTCACTATATGTCCGTTTATCAAATAAGTAAATCTTGGTCTAAAACGAATAGTTTGGATAAAAACTTTGTTGAAGAGCAACGTCACAATAATTACGGTAAATCTTGGACAGTAAAAGTCGCAGATACAAGCAAAATTGAAAAAGGAAAGCTAACAGCTTTCAATAAAAATCAAGAAGATTTTCCAGAAGAAATGAGTAAGAGAACGGTCATCAAGGCATTGCTCAAACCTATTATTAAATCTTATGCAGAGCCAACCAGTGCTGCAGCATTGGATAACAACGAAGAAGGAACGGTGATTAAGGAAGCAGAAGTTCTTGATGATGATTTTGTTCTTGAAGAGGCAGAAACGAAGCAAGTAGAAACTCCAAAAGAAGAAGTTCAAGCTGCAGAGCAAACTGAATCATCAGAAAATAACGAAGAATCGATTGCCGAAGAATTACCATTGTTTTAAAACCTATGAGCAGAGCTGGAATCCTCATAAAACCTATGCAGTAGAATTAGAAATAATTCAACTTTAAGCAAGACTACCTTGGGCGGTGGTTTCGTATTTAGTCAAAGCTGGAGGGTGGCGGAACGAGCCGTAAAGTCAATGAGTATTTAGTGTTTACACATAACCACTCATCGCCAGCTTTTAATTTAAAAAATAAAACTTGAAATAAATATAGAAGAAAGGAGTCTTCGTGGCACAAAAAAATAAAACAAAAATCTATTTTTGGATAAAACTAGATGAAAATTTCTTTAAAAATCTAGCAATTAAAAATTTGAGAAAAACAGTAACTGGTGGAGATACTTTAGTGATAATTTACCAGCAAATGTTGCTATCGTCTCTGCCGAATAATGGAGTTATCTATTATGAAGGAACGTTACAAGATATCGCTCAAGAAATTGCATTAAATCTTGATGAAAAGCTTGATGATGTCAGATTGGCTATAGATTATTTCCAAAAAGCAGGTTTATTGCAAATAGGAGATGACGGAAGTGCAGAAATGCTTCAAGTTCCAATGCTTATAGGACAAGAAACAAATTGGAATAAATATAAAAGGGATAAAAAGTTGGAAAATTTCCAACCAACTTCCAACCAACTTCCAACTAGTTCCAACCAAGCTCCAACAGAGATAGAGAAAGAAATAGAATTAGAAATAGAATTAGAAAAAGAAATAGAAAAAGAGAAAAAAACAGAAACAGAAGAATTATTCTCGAACTATTTTTCTATTTTCACTAATTTATCAAAAAAGAATCTTTCAAGAAGAGCAATGGCATTGCAAGTATTTATTACACTATCTTATGAACAAAAGGAACGTTCTGTTATTGGAGCAAACAACTATGTAGAATATTATAAATCTAAAAATCCTGGAGATAATGAAGCAAAGTTTAGTATTAATGCTTATGAATTTCTTAGCAATATGATGTTTGAAGAATATCAGCAAAAAGTAAAAGTTAAAAAAGAAACTCTTGGAGGTCTTATCTAATGGCTTTTGATACATGGAGAGATGACGGAGAGTTTGCTATCAAAGCAACTGATGTTTTAAAAAACTATCAAGAAGGTGGGGAACTTGGCGTGTGTGAAGTTCACGGCTGTGAGATTATCGGATCTAAGAAATCTGTGCTTTCTTATCCTAAGAATGAAAAAGGTGAATTGATTGGAGAACCTTACTTATACGATGCAAGAGTTTGTCCGATGTGCCATGCTGAAGGAATAAAGACAGTTGCTACTAAAGCTGTCAATGACTTCTTAGGAGAATTCAAAGCTAAAAAAGGTATTGATTTGACTGAAAATGTCATTGTTAAATATGATTTCGCTGATGAATTAAGTGTTGTATCTTGTGACAACATGGTCAAGTGGATTGTTACCAATGTTGGCAGACAGAAAAAAGTAAAACGATTAAAGGTTAGAAAGTACATACATATTTCTGAAAATAGATTTTCTAGTGATGAAGCAAGAGAAAAATATTTGAAGATATTACATGATATTGAAGAAGCAGAAATTCTGATTTTCGATTCATTGGCAGACTTCACATCGAATCAAGCTGAAAAAGCATTGACTCCTTTATTAAGCGCAAGTGATAACTGCTCAATTATTATACTAACAATTCCAGAAAGTGATGAAAGGCTTGAACAATTGCCAGCAAGATTGAAATTTAAACTCAATAATGCGCAAGTAATGAATTTCTCAAGTACAGGACAACAAAGATGAAATTTGAATTTGAATTGGATAAAATGCCAACTACTCAGCAGCAAAAAGGCATTAAAAAAGAGAATGGTATACTTCAATTCTATGACCGTAGAGGGACAAAAAACTACAGTCTTAAAGCTCAACTCATGAAAAATAAACCGAAAGAGTGCTTTGAAAAAAACGTTCCTTTGAAGCTATCCGTTACTTTTTTCTACGCTATCAAGCAAAAAAAGCGTTGGTGGCAATGGAAAACAAGCAGACCTGACTTAGACAATCTTATGAAGAACTTACAAGATTATATGACTAAGTTGCGTTATTACAGTGACGACAGCCAGATTGTATGGCTTGAAGCTAAAAAGGTTAATGACGAGAAAAACAGAATAGAAATTGAAATTACAGAGGTGTAAATAAATGGTCGAAAAAACATATGATTTAAAAAATGAAATTGAAGCACGACAACTTTTTGACTTACAAGCTGAAAAAATTAAGAATCTCAAAAAAGAGCTTGACGATTGTATCCAAACTTTAATTGAAGCAAGTGTAGCAGCAAATATCACTCAAGATATTGTTGTGGGAAACCTTGTAGACAGAAAGCTTGCGGACCTAGCTAAAACCCATAAACTTGCAGTTGATTATATCGAAAAAGTGACTGGAAAGAATATTGATGTTGTATTAGCTGATAATGCTGCTTTAGAAGAAGCTGAAGGAGATTTATGATTAAAACAAATTTTATCACTTTGAAAAAGCTGTATGGATTGGCAAGAAATAATAATTTCAACGTTAACCACAAAGAATTGTCTGTGAAAATCAGCGGTCGAACTAAACACAATCACGAACTTTCTCAGCTTTATTTAGATATTTGCAATAAATACAACCATTCAAAGCAAATGAAGTGGGGAGAGTTATACAAAATACTTGAAGAATTGATTCAAGGTTTAGCAATTGAACTTTAATAGCTCTAATTCATGAAAATTACGGTTACATTGAGCGCTTAAACCATTTCATGGATAATTTACCACGAACTAGCTAAAAGCGCTTAGAAGCTAAAATATGAGGTAGTAATATGTTCAGCAAAAATGAAATAAGGCGTGGAGATAAAATATGCTTCCGCGACACAAAATTCTTAAAAGTTATCGAAGTTACTGACAAATACATAACGGTTGAAAAAGACCAGTTCACTAAAAAATCAGTTAAGCGTGATGATTTTAGAATTGTAAAAATAAATGGAAGATACCATGCATGTGAACTCTTTGACAGAGTTGTGAAGTGAGGGATGAGATGAAATGCGATAAATGTGGCAACGAAATAGATTGTGATTGCATGGGATGCCATGAGTGTGAACCTGAACTTACATGCGAAACTTGCGGATTTTGCCACATTGACGGTTGGGAAGCTGGGGCATGTTGGAGTTTAGCCAATGACCCTGATTATGACCCATTCGATATTTAAAGGAGCAGCTAGATGATACCAAAATTAAGAGCTTGGGATAAACAAGATGAGCGTATGAGTTATGGAGAGGTTGAATATTTCGACGATAGCATTAATTATCGTTTTGACCATTTCTGTACTGGTGCTGATGAAGACGTTGAATTTATGCAGTCAACAGGATTAAAAGATAAAAATGGCGTTGAAATTTATGAAGGGGATATAGTTAACGTAGATCGCACATTTAGAAATCCAATGACTGGTTCTGGTACGCTAACTTTAAACAAAAACTTCGAAGTAATTTTCATAAATGGAATGTTTACTAGAGAGGAGTCAATAATGGGGATTGGCAAAGACTTGAAATCCCTTACGGTAGTAGGAAATGTGTACGAAAATCATGAATTATTAAGAGAGGACACGAAAAATGACTAAGTTTGAAAAAGAATTAAGTAGTTTACCAGTTTCGAAAAGTACAAATTATGCAGAGTACTGGAATAAAGCTCAACTACTAACGGTATTCAAAGATTGGCAACCACAGCAAGCCCTGCCAGTCGTGCCTGATTTCATCGGTAAGTTAATCAATACCTTTGGCGCCCCTGAAGATGGCAAGTATATTAACTATTCAGCAAGCTATCTTGAAAATCAAAAGGAATTAGATTGGATTGATAATCATCAAAAAACGTGGTTAACTGCTCTGCTCATTGGTTTCACGGTCGAAAAACCGCAGCTGTTCTATTTGAGAGATGAGTTAACCGGACAATTCCTTGCAAAGGATAATCGGTTTAAAGACAAGGATAGATACTTTTTTTGGACTGGAGAAGACCCACTTACGCATTCTATTGGCACAGCGTGGAAATTATCATTCACCCAGCAAGAAATCGACAGCATGCAAACTGGGAGCTATGAACAGATTGAGGTGGAAAAATGAGCGAGAAAAAATATTACATTCTTGAAAAACTTGCAAGATATTTCAAATTAACAAAAATGCCAAATGGCGAGTTTATGTTTATGGAAGATGATTATGTGTTTGATGTTCCAAATTCACAGAATCAATTCACTAAAAAAGAGATTGCTGAAATTAAAAATGGGATGTTTTATAAAACATTAAATCAAAAATCATTTACTGCTCCAACAGTAATTGCTGAAGATTGGATTTGGTCTGATGAATTGCAAGCCTATGAATGGAAAAATCCTTTTATTGAGCTTGTGCCTGTGGAGGACGGAGAATGAAAAGACAATTTAAAAAACTAGATGGAAATGCGACTATTCCAGAACGAGCGACAGAACATAGCGCAGGATATGACATTTCCGCAAGTGAAACAGTTACGATTCAACCTGATGAAATTAAAATGGTAAGCACAGGGCTAGCTGTTCAACTTGGAGATGATGAAGTATTGAAATTATACGACCGTTCAAGTAATCCAGTTAAGCGTGGCATTGCATTGATTAATTCAGTAGGAATTATCGATTCAGATTACTATCCGCAAGAATTTAAAGGCTTATTTATGAACATCTCAAAAGAGCCTGTAACCATTTCTAAAGGTCAAAGAATAATGCAAGGGGTATTTGTCAAATACCTTACAACAGACGATGACAACGCAAACGGAAAGCGAACAGGCGGTTTTGGTAGCACTGGGGAGTTGTGATGGACAATAAAAGAATTTCTGAAATCGTTGAAGAAGAAATGATAAAGCAAGATGCAAACAGATATCGTGATATGAGGAAAATTCTCACGATTCCGAAAAGCATTGCGGATGAGTTGGACAGTGTTTTTGCTGGCGTTGATGCAACAGATATTGGTTATGTGCTAGATCAAACTGGACCTTACGGTTCGAGAGCTTTCGATGATTACTACTTTAAAAATAAAAATATCATTGCTTTATACCTCGCAGGCAAAGCCCTCGGAGTTGATTTAGTGAAAGTGGGGGAGGGATGATTGAATACGCAATATATAAAGGCGAAAAATTTATAGCAGAAGGAACAGCTGACGAACTTGCTAAATTACTAAATGTTAAACCTACGACTATTAAATGGTGGTCAAGACCGGTTAATTCAAGGCGCGATAAAGGTAATAGGAAGATAGCAGTTAAGTTATGACCGACAAACTAATATCGCTGGTCAATAACTGGTGGCGAGGGGATTTGAATGAATAATGAATTGCAAGAATTATTAATACAAATCATAAAAGCAGCAATGATTGCTATTCCAATTTGGGGACTTATTATCATGGCTTTTATCATATTCATTTTCAAAAATGATATTAAAAAATGGTGGAGGAATAGAAAATGAAACTAATGTGTAAGCTGTCCGGGCATAAGTGGTCGAAATGGAGAGCTAATTTATTTAGCACTCACGAGGAACGATTTTGTCGGCGTTGCTATATCAGAGATAAACGCTTAAACCGCTCAGACCTTGATGAGTCGGAGAACGTGTTCCCTGAAAAATGGCTTGATAAACATATGGATTGAGGTGGAAAGTGCATAAAAAAAATAAGAGATTACTTGACAAAATTTATTATATTCTTAGTTGTTTTCATGACTACTTCTAATATGATTAGTATGTTTTTTAAAAATGCAACAACTAGCGAATGGATTTTAACTATTGTTATTTCTTTAATCGCAGCATATCAAAATATGGATTGAGGTGGAGATGAAAAAATTTAGATTAATAAGTAACTCGTTTTTGAAAGAAGATGGACAACTTCATTCAAGACAACAGTTTGTTGAAGCCAATAGTTTAGCTGATGTTATTGAATATATCGAAAGCAACGCAGGTTGGTACACTGATATCAACGTAGCTTTCAAAGTCGCTTATATCGAGGAGGTTGTGGAATGAATGCAAAAAAAAGCCCAAATCATAGATAAGGGCTTCGGGGGATTAACAAAAATTAACGTGAGGATGTGTCCATGCAAGATAAACAAGGTCTAACCTGGAGTGATGGATATATTTCTTTAACATATTCCATGGCATCAAGGTCATTTTCAAATTGTTTATTAATAAGATACGAATCAGTGACTATCGGACGATTGGGGCAAGCACCTTTGTGTACTTCATGATAACCGCTAAAGTCGCCAGTTTTATTTACAACATAACTCATGATTAAATCCTCCTTCAAATAGTTATATTCTATTATTTTAAAACTTTTATTAGTCTAGCACAAGGAATATGACTTGAATAAAGGAGATAATAAAAAGCCCAAGCTGACCAAGCTTGAGCGAAATTGTGAATTCTAACGTTTATATTTTTATGGTCTAACAAATTATATCATACTGAGCTAGGAACTCGCTAAACTCAACTGGAGGAGAAAAAATGTCACAAGAAATTACTGTTGATTTTTCAGAACAAATCGCTAAAGCACAAACTAAAATTGATAGACTGAAAGACATGATTCATGATGTTAGAGATCAAAAGATTGTTTTAGATGATATCAAAAATAATCATATGCCTAGGGATACAAAACTTGAATTAAACTTGGGAGGAGTTTTAAAATGTTCCGTTAAGATTAATGTTGGAACGCTCATCCCTTTGTTGGAGCAAAATATCGAAGATAATACGGCTCTTATCCATGAGTTGGCTAAAGAACTTGGAATTGATATTAAATAAACAAAAAAGCCCAAGTTGACCAAATTCGAGCTTCGCATGTAAAAAATAATACTTTTTCATTTTATTTTCGGTCAGTTATATTATATCACATCTATATTAAGGAGGCTGTGAGTGAGAAAAAACAGAATAAAAGAGCTTAGAAAAGCTCAAAAAATAACACTAAAGGGGTTATCAGAGAAATTAAAAGAAAAAGGACTATCATTTAGTGACAGTCAGTTGTCTTATTATGAACAAGGAAAGCGATCTCCACGAAATGAAGATATCTGGGAGGCGTTAGCTGAAATTTTTGATGTAAGTCTCGCATACGTTATGGGCATGGAAATGGGCTTGGTAAATATTTATCCGCCTACATTATAACATATACTGAGCTAGGAACTCGCTAAACTCAACTGGAGGAGAAAATGGATAAAGTATCTACGTATGAAAGGCCTAAACGGACTAACGCTCCGATGATAAAAAGAGCAGAGAAAAAGGAGATTAATATGTTATCAGAAACTAAAATCAGAAGAAATATTGAGACAATTGAACAAAAAACATGCCGTTTAAAAAATGTAATCCATGCAATTAAAAGACAAACAGAATTAGTGGAACTATTAGAAGACAAATTGCAATCAGGGGAAATTAAAAAAACTGATAAATTTGGCGCCGAATTAACAGACAGATTTAGTTTCTTTGAATCGAATTTTAATATTCCCGTTGGTACTCTTATTAGTTTACTTAAAGATAACATTGAGGGAAATACAACTATAGCCAGTGAGTTGGTCGCAAAACTTGGAATCGAGGTTGAATAAAATGAAGAAAATCAAAAATATAGCAATTTCCACTGTTTTAGGTGCTTCAGCGCTTATCGGACTATCAGCCTGTTCACAAGCTGATAAAGTGAGCCAAAACGTAAGCAATGATGCAGATAATTTTAAAGTTGAACGCAGAGTGGTTATTATCAATACTCGCACAGATAAAATCGAATTTGTTGCTAAAGGGCTTATCTCTGTTAATACTGAGGACAGTAAGAAACTAGTAATTCTAGCAAAGGTAGGTAAAAGTCAGTACAAAAAAGATATTATTAATTTAACAAATAACAACATGTATACCGTTGAGGACTTATCAGGAGCGAACGTAAACAGTTATAAATATGAAGTGACGTGGTTACCTGAATCAGTTGTTCCTGTGAAAATTGTTGGAGAAAAATGATGGGTATTTCCATAGCGAACTTTTTAATTACATTACTGACTTATCTTTCAATATGGTCAGTAATTGTAGTTATATTCATTGGACTGATGAGCCTGATAGCTTACTGGGCTTATTTAGTATATAAATTTCTAAGAAAGATAGGAAAATAAACAGCAAAAAAACTCCACACTTGGTCAGTAGTATGGAGCAACTAATTATCAACTTAGTTTGTGTAATATTTTTGACCAATGTATATTATACACTATTAAACAAAAAAAGCCCACTGCAATGGGCTTCGGCAAGAAGTTTTCTAACTTAATTATACCACAAAAGGAGAATTTGATGAATGGCAGATAAGTTAGATAGAATTATTGGAGATTACGTTAATGGCAGACTTGAAGCCAGAATAAAATCAATTGAAAGCAGATATCTTTATAAGCAAAAAGTAGATAACTTGGGCATTCGTACAGCATATTCTGGTGGTTCGGAACCTGAAAGTCACGTCTTAAATAAAGAAGCACTTGAAAATGACGAAGAATATATTAAACTCAAAGACCTGATGTACCAATTCAGCTTGTGGTACGAACCTTTAATTAAGGAGGAAAAAGAAATAATCAAGCTAAAACACTGTGGTTACGGTGGTTTTACATGGTACAGAGTAATGATGGAACTTGATAATGAAGGGATTGAGATTTCAGAAAAGAAAGCGAAGTTTATTTACTATCGATTCAGAAAAGATATAAACCCTCATATTGGCTATTTCATTTGAAAGCATGGGTCAAATTGGGATAAAAACGACACGAAAAAGGCACGAAATTGGAGTGTTGCTCCTTGTTTTTGCTGATATACTTGTATTATGAAGTAAAAGGCAAAAGCACAAAATATCATAAGTATCGGTTTGAATTTGCTTCATAAGCTTGTTAGGGTTCGACTCCCTGACTTGCTATTATATTTTATTACAGGTTGTCCAATGGGCAGCCTTTTACTGTTGGAAAGGAGATGCCCTATGAGGTTACACCGCTGTGCAAATGTAGGGTGTCGTGAATTGATACCCCTTAAACATAATTACTGCCAGAAGCATTACGATGAACGCCTAGGCAATTACATCAATCAACGGGCAGAGAGTAAAGCTAAGGCATCTCTAACTTTAAGAGGACAACGTAACCAAGCTGAACAGAACAGAGAGTATGACCAGACAAGGCGAAAGGAATTACACAATGGATTCTATCAAGACAAACGTTGGTCTAAAGTATCTGAGTACGTCAAGGCAAGAGATGGTTATGTTGATGCGATTGAAGGTAAGGTATGGGACAAGGGCGACCTGATAGCTGACCACATCATACCAAGACGATTGCTTTCGGGAATGGAACAATATAATACTGACAATCTATGGCTTCTAACTAAATCGCAGCACAATAAAAAAACTGCAATAGAAAATAAGTTATCCGACCAGCAATTAAAAAATGTTGGGCGAGATTGGTGGAAAAAAGTTCTAAAAAATAAAAAATAGCCCCCCGTCATCGCTTTTAGGAATACCGTATACCAATGGTGGCTTCCTGAGTAAAAAAGTGATTTTTTAAAATTTTTGCATAGGGGGGGTCAAGACAAATAAGAAAGGAGAATTTTTTGGCTAAAAAAAGTTTTAAAGATATTAATGACGGTCGTTTGATCTATCAGCCACCAGACCATCTTGGACGTACTGCAAAACAAATTTGGCGTAGAGTTGTCCTTTTTTTAGAAACACAAAAGCCTGTAGAACGAATTGACCAAACATTGGTTGAAATGTATTGCACTCAGTATGAAATTTATAGAAATTCATACGAACATCTTAAAAAACATGGTGAGGTTCAAGAAATTTATAAACCAGTTCAAGATATGACTGGTGAAATTATTGATAGACAGTTCCAAGGATTTAAACGTAATCCAATGACTCAAATTTACTCTGATGCAATAAAAAATCTTACAAAGATTGGTTCTGAATTAGGCTTATCTCCAAAATCTCGTTCAGAGTTAATGGGATTGAATATGCAGGAAGATGAAGAAGAAATTGATTGGACTTCTAAGTTCGGTGGTGGTTAATGGATAACTATAAAGATTTAACAGAACGTTATCCAGATGACCCAGCTTTATCTTATGCAATTGGTGTGCTTGACGGCACTATAATCTCAGGGGAAAAAATAAAACAAGCCTGTAAACGCCACATTGATGATTTAAGAAGAATTGATAAAGATGATGCATTCATTTATATCTATGATTCAGAACAAGCTAAGAAAATTGTAGAATTTTCAACACTCCTGAAAGATGTAACGAGTGGCGAACCATTTGAAGCATCACCTTATCAAAAGTTTATTCTAGCTTCTGTTCAAGGGTGGCGTAATCCAGAGACAAAAGGAATGAGATTTAAAACAATCTTTATTTCAATGGCTCGGACAAACGGTAAGACTCAAGTACTTGCAACTTATGCGCTTTATAATTTCTTATTCGGCTCTCCTAAAATCAATAGACAGCTTGCAGTAAGTTCAATAGATATTGCTCACACACATAACTTATTTAATTATATGAGGTTCAATTGGATTCAATTGAAAGATGGTGTGTTTAAAAAGCTTGCTAAAGCTTTAGATATCAATGATAATTCTCAAGTTATGGAGATAAAAAAGCAGTCTGCGGTAATGAAAAAACTTTCTGCTCAAGGAAGTCCAGCGGATTCTGACCATTATACTACTGGTATCGTTGATGAATATCATTTATTTGGTCAAAAACAACGTGATTTTATTAGCTCAATGACATCTGGTATGGTTAATAATCCATTAGCTCAGATGTTTTTTATTTCAACAGCTGGAGTTGACCCGACTGTTCCGATGTTTGAAGATTATAAGCGGTATTCTAAAATGCTTGAATCTGGAGATTGGTGTCAAGGGCCATCTAAAAATGTTGGTTTTGGGTCATTGAAAATGTAGGAAATGGGCCACCCAAATTGTTGGTTTTGGGCCCATCACTTTATTTACTTTTTGGGGTTTTGGTTTTCTTCTCACTATAGTCTTTCATTCTATAAGATTTTCCAGTAATAGAAATGACTTTAGAATGATGAACCAAGCGGTCCAATAAAGCATTCGTTAATTTCTTATCTTGAAGAAACTCAGACCATTGAGAAAGTGGGATATTCGTAGTAATCAACGTGGA